GCACCAGCGTGAGTAAGTTTGGCGGTGGATCGATGGCGTTTGATGGGACGGGGGATTGGGTAAACGCACCACCAACACAAAACTTGGAGTTTGGTAGAGGTGATTTCACATTTGAGTTTTGGTTGTACCCGTTAGATAGTACGCGTAGGGCTATTTATCACGGCAGTGATGGGGCCGACTGGAGTCTTGGCATTGACTTTCAAAGTCAAAAAGTTTGCGTTTGGGCAAGCAGCAATGGGTCATCGTGGAATCTGATTCACGCAGATGGCGGTGGTAACGGGATTGGAACGATAACTGTTTCCTTAAATGCATGGACTCATGTGGCGTTCGTCCGTAGCGGAACCACTTGGCAGACTTACATCAATGGCGTGCGCGACCTGAACCTCACAGGCATTTCAGCCTCCGTCGTAAATCGCTCAACCTACGCAAAGTCTATTGGCAAGTGGTACTTCACAAATGGCGTTGGAAATCCAACGATGTGGAACGGCTACATCGACGACCTCCGCATCACTAAGGGCGTTGCTCGTTACACCGCTAACTTCACCCCGCCGACACAGGCATTCCCGACGAGGTAATCATGCTCTACTCAAAACTTGGCTCGATTCCTAAACCCGAGACTGACGGCACTGAGGGTTGGATTGAAGTAGAAGAACCTCCTGTCGCGCCAGAAGGGAAAGAGGTTGTCTGGTGGTATCCGCCGGGATGGGTGGTGCGTGACCCCATGCCAGAAGGCAACTGGAATTGGAGTCAGTCGGAGGAGCGTTGGGTAGAAAATATAGTAGCTTCGACGATTGAATCTCCCATTGATAACGAGTCAACATCTGTTGATTTGTCAGATATGGGGAATATATCTGCTACGTTTTCAATAGGAGCTTAAATGGCACATTTTGCAGAAATTGGTTTAAATAACACAGTGCTTCGCGTAATCGTGGTTCACAACAATGAACTACTTGATGAAAACGGAGTAGAACAAGAATCGAAGGGCGTGGAGTTCTGCCGCAATCTGTTTGGTGGCACTTGGATTCAAACATCATATAATGGTAATTTTAGAAAACGATATGCTGGAGCAGGATACACGTACAATAGTGAATTGGATGCGTTTATTGCTCCAAAGCCATTTAATAGTTGGATATTCAATACAGAAACCACTGACTGGGATCCCCCTACTCCAAGACCCGAGGAAGGTCTGTGCTTTTGGAACGAGGATACACTTAGCTGGGATCAGATAACTCTATAGTTTATCATAGGAAAAAAAATGAGCAGATCGACAAGACTAGGACAAGGTTCGAATCCAGGCTGGGCACCAGTTTAATGACGGAAGAAAAAAGAAAAGAATGTTACTTGTTGTTTTATCTTGTTAAAGGACATTTGAAATATTTTTTAGATGATGATCTAGAAATATTTTATCTGGACTATACTAAAAGATTGTGGTATAATGAAGAAGCTTTTTTGTATTATGATGGATTTGAAGAAGCTTACAGGAAGTTTAAGCGTGGTTGCGAAAGTGGCCTAACCAGCCGTCCCATCTATGAGGGAAGAACGCCGTGAGTGTAACCTATTACTGTGGTGGTAATTGCACAAGCTCACACTATCATAGAACGACCTAATTGCTGTATGAAGTAGAAGGAAAGGTGTTCTGGACGCGAGTTCGATTCTCGCCATCTCCATAACGACGGGGATGTCAAGGTTTCGACAGGGCAAATGAGTACCGACATGGACAGCACGTCAGGCGATCGACGTAAATGAAGCAGAAATAGTAAACGCAAACGATAGCGATTACACAATGGCTCTAGCTGCCTAAATAGCTAGACCGGAGTTTCGTGGCTGTACTTGGCAACAGAAACAGCCACATTTCTAAAGGAGAAAATAATGTTAGAAACTCTATTTTGGATTTTAGTTGGTGCTTTTATTGGTTGGCATGTTCCACAACCTTCCTGGGCTAACAGCCTCAAGGACAAAGTTATGGGAATGTTTAAATGAGTGTCAGGCTTTCTAAAAACTTCACCTTGACCGAATTCACAAAAAGTCAGACCGGTGAAAGAATGGGTATTGATAATATTCCTAAGGGCGAACATCTAGAAAATCTCAAGCACCTTGTAGACACTGTTGTACAGCCTGCTAGAGATCATTTTAACAGAGTATTTACAATCAACTCTGGATATAGAGGTCCTAAATTAAATAAGGCCGTTGGGGGGGCTGCTACTAGCCAACACTGCAATGGTGAAGCAGCTGATATTGAATGTCCAGGAGTTCCCAATGCTGAGCTAGCAAAGTGGATTAAAGATAACCTTGATTTTGATCAACTTATTCTAGAATTTTATACTCCAGGTGTTCCTGATTCGGGTTGGGTTCATGTTTCAAAGAAACGTAATGGACTTCAACGAAAACAAGTCTTGACTGCAATTAGAGAAAATGGCAAGACTGTCTACAAGCAAGGATTAATTGCCTAAGTTGACTTAGGTCTTTCAATCGGCTATAATTAAATTATGATAACAAATCTTATTAAGGATAAGGGACTTTCTTTTGCTGTCTTTTTGATATTTGCAATGTTTGTTTATGGTATGCTGAGTTATACCTACTATGCATACAGCAAACTTAATTCAATTGACAATGCATACTTTAGTAGGTATGATTCTGCTGAATATCAACTCAAGCAGCTTGATTGTCTGGCTAAAAATATTTACTACGAAGCAGCCAATGAGCCCTTTGAAGGTAAGGTCGCAGTAGCTCAGGTAACATTGAATAGAGTTAGTGATAGCAGATTTCCTATGTCTATCTGTGAAGTAGTACAACAGAAAAATATTTTTTATGAAAAGATTGTCTGTCAATTTTCCTGGTATTGCCAGTATCCCTCAAAACTCAAAGTTGTAAATAAACAGTCTTTTGAAGAGAGTGAGCGAGTAGCAAAGCTTGTTCTTTACGAAAACTTCAAGCTGCCTGGTTTAGATAAATGTTTCTACTATCATGCAGATTATGTTAATCCAGGTTGGAATAAAACAAAGGTGACTAAAATTGGAAAGCACATTTTTTACAGATAGTGAGAAAATTAAGAACAACCTTCTTAGTAATCTAAGTAAACTTTCATCTGAAACATTGGGTTGGGTCGCTACAATTGCATTTCATTTAACAACAATTCCTACTCTTCTTTCACTGGTTGCTGGTGTTAACGATAGAGTTCCAACAACAGAAATGACCCTGTTTATTTGGCTAGGACTTATGACAATTATGCTTAGGTCGATTATTCAAAAAGATTATGTTAACATCTTTATTAACTCTGTTGGATTCTTTATTCAAGCGTGTTTATTTTCTCTCGTATTGTTTAAGTAATGACAGAAATAGAAAAACTTTTACCAACAATATCGACATCTGATTTTATTGCTGAGATAGATAAGATTGTAACAACAAAAAAAGTTACATATATGGAGGCTGTTATTCTCTTTTGTGAACATACAGGTGTAGAAATAGAAACGGCAGCATCCATTATTAAATCTAGTGTTAAATTAAAAGCTAAAATTCAAGATGACGCCGAGCAACTTAACTTCTTACCAAAAACAAGGAAACTAATTTATGAGTGAGCATTTACCACAACATTTGGGTGGCCATGAAAACGAAACACACCTCGATGAGGGTGTTGTTGATTATATGATTCAGAATTATGATATCAAGACTGTGGTGGATATTGGTTGCGGTCCTGGTGGTATGGTTGAAATGTTTAAGAATAAAGGCCTGGAAGTCATTGGCCTGGATGGTGATTATACCGTATCTCGTCCAGATTCAATCAAGGAAAATGTAGTGATTCATGACTTTGCTGTCGGACCATATAAACTTGATAAGGTTTATGATCTTGCATGGACAGTAGAGTTTGTAGAGCATGTAGAAGAAAAATACATGCAAAATTTTATAGATGTGTTTAAACAATGTAGGTATGTAATCATGACCCATGCCCTACCAGGGCAGCCAGGACATCATCACGTTAATTGTCAGCATGCCGGCTATTGGCTTAATGTTATGGAAAAGAATGGATTTGAACCTCTTCCATACACCTTGAGTCAGATTAGAGCAGTTTCAACTATGAGAGAGCGTTATATCCGTGAGCAGAGCCTTTTCTTTAAAAATGGACGCATTTGATGCATTTAAGCTATATCTTGCACTGAAGAGTCACTTCACCAATAAAACATATGATTACTTTAAGTATGGTGGTAAAACAAAAGCTTCTAAATTAACATTTGAAAAGAGACATGACAAATACTTCTTTCACAAACTTTCAAAGCGAAAAGATATTATTGGGTTTCTCGTTGCCAACTTTGTATACAATGCCAACAAATGGGCCGGGGACCTTTTACAGAACAGTGACGCTGAACAGTGCTACATTCGCTATCAACGATACAAAGAGTCGCTGACATATCAGTTTACTAACGACTTAGATAAGCTAGATCCATGCTTCGACAATAATATTGTTGTGACTGATGGTCAGCATCCTAAACTGTTAAAGTTACTTCTACAGAACGAGATTAATATTGAAACCCTTGTAATATTACAAGAAATAGTTTCCTTTATGAAATATTGGAATAAAACGATAGAAGATAACGTCGTGTGGCCCGATGTCTACCTAAGATGTAAGAAGTACAAACCGTTTATGGAATTTGACAAAGATAAACTAAAGCAGATTGTTCTTGACAAATTTCACTAAAAGCAGTAGAATATGATTGTTGTGAATAAGACGCAATACCTCAATACATCGCATATACAAGGAGAATTACATGGCAGTAAATTTTGGTCAACTCAAGAAGAACCGTCAAGACCAGCTTAGTAAGCTGACGACCGAGTTAACGAAGCTTAACTCAAACCCAAACGAACGCGAATCAGATGAAAATTTCTGGAAGCCAGAAGTAGACAAGTCAGGTAACGGATATGCAGTTATTCGTTTTCTACCGGCTCCCTCAGGGGAGGACGTTCCATTTGTTCGAGTTTGGGATCATGGATTCCAGGGCCCTGGAGGTTGGTATATCGAGAAGTCCCTCACAACTCTTGGCAAACCAGATCCTGTTTCTGAATATAATACGGAACTTTGGAATTCGGGAATCGAATCCAATAAGGATCAAGTTCGTAAGCAAAAGCGTCGTTTGAGCTTTGTTTCTAATGTTTACGTAGTTAAGGATCCTGCACATCCAGAGAACGAAGGTAAGGTTTTCTTGTTTAAGTATGGTAAAAAGATCTTTGATAAGCTTAACGAAGCAATGAATCCACAGTTTGATGATGAGAAGCCAGTTAACCCATTTGATCTTTGGGAAGGTGCAAACTTCAAGCTTAAGATTCGTAATGTAGAGGGTTATCGGAACTACGATAAGTCAGAGTTTGACTCACAAGGCCCTCTTCTTGACGACGATGATGATCTTGAAAAGATTTGGAAGAGTGAACATCCTCTTCAACCATTTCTCGATCCGATGAATTTCAAGGGATATGATGAGCTAAAGGCTAAACTTCGTAAAGTTTTGGGTCTTGATGGGGACCATCTAAGTCTAATAAGCGGGCAGAAGATAGTCCCCCATGGGAGGAGCAAGTTTCTCCAGCTCCATCAAGTAAGACAGCACCAATGCCCTCAATGGATGAAGACGAAGATGAATCGCTGGAGTTCTTCCGCAAGCTAGCCCAAGAAGACTAGCTAAAAGTAAGATGAGGAGTGTTTGGTCATTTGACTCAATGCTCCTCTATTTGCAATAGGCGAAGGAATAGGCGGTCTTGGATCTTGTGCAGGACCGCCTCCTTTCATTGATCCATTATTGGTGTTGTTTATTACAGAGGGCTGCATTGAAGCTCCTGGTCGAGCAGCAGCTTCGTTTTGCTCAGAAGTAGATTTAATAGCCTCTCCGCTATCCATCTTAGCGCTTCCTGCTCTACTCCAATCAAATACTCCCTGCTCATTAATCATTGTACTAACAGCACCGCCTTCACCACCTCCACCTCCTGAACTTGAAGTTTTGTTGTCTTCTTTTAATGAAGAAGAAGACATATCCTTTCCTGTTGCAGCTACAGAAGGTTTACCACTCTTATCAGCTACAGCAGCAGGTGCACCTGGCTGAACTGGGTTATCTGCAAAAGCAGCGCCTCCTCTAGTTTCAATGGCTTCAATGTGCCATGGCTCTGCTGGCATTACCGGTCTCTTAAATCCAAACTTATCAAACAATCCTAAAGAAATAGCTTGATTAGCATCACTGCTGTTCATATCAAATGCAAGACCCTTTTCGTGCCAGCTTTTTCCTGGTTTGGCTGCTCTAGGGGAACCATACTTAGCATATAATTCTGCTTGCTTAGCAGGATCTCTATATCCAGAGTTTATTTGAATTTTTTTTCCGGTCTTTTGTTGGAATTCACTTCCAAGACTAGCTAGTCTTATCTTCACTCCTTTATCAAGACCACCCAAATCAACACCGCTATCTGCAACTTTAACTACACTCGACAAATCTGATGTTGTTGGTTTTTTGTCTGATACTGCACCAGGAGGTTCACTAGGAGGAGCTCCGGCTGGAGCACTAAATTTCTTCCAATCAAACCCTTGATCTCCACCACCACCTGAGGTTACTGGAGCTCCTGAAGAACTGGTAACAGCCTGGCCAGATGAACTTGTTGCCATTGGACCAGTTGTATCTGTAAATTGAGCCAGTTCTTCATTTCTTCTTGTAGTAAGACCTTTTAGTTCTTTACCACCAGCCATATTGTACTGAGGTATGGCCTTTGCTATTTCTTCGTTTGTTCGCTTACCGCCTCCTGTAACAGTATCAAGTGCTCCATTACCAAGATTGTAAATAAAAGAAGTAAGAGCTTCGATTTGGTTATTATTCCAATTATAACCTTTTTCTTTACTGTAATTAATTACATATTTTTTTCTTTTAGCAAGTTCTTCTGAAAGTCTTTTTTCTGCTTCTTCTTTAGAAATTTCTTCGTTTTCACTTTTTGCTTTTGTTCCATATCCTACAGAATACTGTTTAAAGTCTTTGTGAGCTTTTGCAGAAAATCCCTCTGATGCCTTTACTCTTTCAATTAAAGCCTTGCTTGGTTCTTCACTAATTTCTAGTTTACCAGTAGATTTACTTTGATTTGCAGTCGCTGCAGCAGTAGGTTTTTGAGGTTGTTCAAATGAACTAGCTGAACCAGCTGAGGATGTACTAGCAGCCATTTTATTGTCGGCTTTTGGATCTGATGCAGCAGGCATACTCGATGAAGCTTCTTTCCTTCCATTTGCTGTAGGCTTGCCTTCCGCTTTTGGTTCTGGAGCTGCCCCCCCCGCTGCTTTAGTTCCAGATTTAGGCTGTTGTTCCTTTTCTTCTGTTCTTACTTCTTTTAGAGTATCAGTGGTGATGTTTGACTCTTTATTGGTCTCCATCTCTGCCGTTTCTTCTGATGTTTCTGTTACTTCTTCTTCATCAGTCTTGTCTTTTTCTTGGCTTTTTTTATCTTCTTTTTCCTCATTGGCATCTTCTTCATCCACTATGTTTCTATCAGCTCCTACAGGCTCTTGTTTTGTTTCCTCCTCCTCATCATCACTAGCAAAAGCTTTTTTAGCTCTAAGAGCTCCACCAACTGCTGCACCTAAAACAGCAACCTTTCCAATTTTTCCTAATTTTCTAAACTTTGTAATAAGAGAAAAAACATCAGTAATAGCATCAGCAATTTTTTTAATAAATTTGCCACCAAAATAGGCTACTAATCCTCCAACTACTAATTTCATAGTTGTGGATAATTTAGCAAATCCTTCTCCTATACCTTCTGAAAATCCTTTGAAAAAGTTATTAATTGTTTCTTGAGTTTCTTTTGGAAGGAGGGCATAGGCCAATCCTGCAAAAGCAGCGATCACTGCTGGATTGAAAAAGATGCTTTTTAAAATATCAAAGAAACCTTTACCATCACTTTTTTCTTTTTGTGGTTTGCCAGTTAAAGTTGGTCTTTCTGGCTTTGTTTCTTGAGACATTTCTTCTTTGGTATATTCTTGACGGTTTTGAATCTCAAAAAAGTTTTCAAAATTAGAATTTATACCTTTGACGTTATTTAAAATATCCTCAAAAATTAATACAAGTTTTTTTTGGGATGACTTATCGGAAGTTTCTGGAGACGTAACGTTTTCATAAATGTCATAAACATCTGTCTGTACATCTTCAATTTTTTTGTTTATGTCATTTGTAGCATCTGTTACATAATCATACAAGTCTTTGATATCTTTAGTGTTATCATCTATTTCCAATTGTTGAAAATCCGATTGATATTTAAGATCTTCTATCCTTTTAATAAGATCATTAATGTCTGGAGGCGACTGTGGCTTGGGAGGTTCTGTAGGTGTGACAGGAGGCTTGGGAGGCTCTACTTGTTTATAGTTATCCATTTAGAATCCTATATTGTCAGAAAAAACTATGGAACCGGTTGGTGTCGGTTGTTCTTGATTACTTAAAACTGTGTTATTATTATTAGTTACTACTACAACAGGACTTCCTGACATAGCCTTTTGTGCAGATTTAACACTAAGAGTTTTGGTTTCACTTAAAGATTGGATTTGCTGGCCAGCACCTGATGAATCTATTTCCATTTGTGACTGAAGTTCTTTGTCAGAAATACCTAAATCCCCTTGCAAATCCTTTATTTGACTTGAAATAGAAGCTCCTTCTTTTGACTGCTTATATTCATAGGGTTGACCTCCTAATCCTCCTTGCTGCATAGCTTTTTGAAATATATTAGATGACTGTCCTGTTGTAGCTGCCATTGGAGCAGCACTTGCACTAGAAGTTGTAGCTGCCATTGGAGCAGC